GTTTGGCGGTCTTGGCCTTGTTGCGTTTCTTTAATTGGTTGCACGGCTGGCCCTCTCAGACTCACTTAATAGCTCATCTGGTACAGGCTCACGCTCTGCTATCGGGTCTAGGTTACGCCCGGCCTCTAGTATTACCTCTGCGTGGTCATCTGGCCTCAGCCACTTGTCGCCATATTGCCTTAGCCATATAGGCTCACATTGTTTAGCTTTAACTTTTTCAGAGCATAAATACCCTTTGTATGGCTTGCCTGTTTTGTTAGACATACCTTCAATTAGCACCCTATGCCCGTGTTTACACACCGGCGGCTCTGGCATTACCTCTGCCCCTAGCTTGGCCTTTAAGGCGCTTATAGACTCAGCGGCGGTAGGTACTGCCCCGCCTGCCCCGCGCGTCTGTAATGGGGCTTGTATGGCTTCTACCTTTTCCATATCTTGCCGTGTCGGCCTGCCTGCACCGCCCGGCGTTAGCAAGCCGATAACACGCCCATAGGCAGAGGTTACGCAGTTTTCTACCCAAAAATTAGCATTTACGCCACGGTCTGACCTAACCTCTAACGCATAATCTACAGCGCTTGGTTTCTCATCTTCATAGTTTTTATAGGCCTCAGCTCTAATTAAGATATAACCGTTTTTTAGGTCTATGTCCTCTATGTAAGCTATTAAGCGTAACCCGGGAAACTCAGCCCGAGCTCTTTTAATTCTTGCGTTTACATCTTCATAGCCGTCTAAAAAGCTCATTTAGTTACCTCTTTTAAGGCCTTAGCTATATTGCGCCCTCTTAAGTAACCGTCGCCGTGGCCCTCACGGTAACCCGTACGGTAGGCAGCTAGCATAAACAGGCCTACTATTAGTACAGTTAAAGTAATTACAGCTATATCAGCTAACATATTTCACCCTTTGTTAAGGCTGATTAAACTACACTAAGTAGCCCTCTCAGCGTGTAGTAAAAGTATGACCTATAGCTGCGACATATTGCTAGCTTTCTAACGGCGTGTCTTTCTTTGTGTCTTTATCAGCCTTAGATTTAAGCCCATTACCGGCTAGTACCCCGCCTAAAGCGCCTGTTAAAAATATGGCTAGAGTCTGTAACAGCTGTATGAAGTCCCTATCGTTAGGCGCTTGCGCCCCTATTGGCTGTGTTACAAAGACTAAAGCATATACAGCGCCCATTGTTATACCAAAAAAAGTCATAGCTAATACAGCGCCTATAAAAAAGATTAGCCGGGCGTGTATATCTTCCGGCGCTAATTTTGTACGCGGTCTACTCATTGGGGTTAATAAGATTTTCTGTACATACGCCCGTTGCCTTGCATTGTGGCGGGTTACATTCTGGTTTTTCCCAGTTTTCATATTCTTGGCACGGATACCTTACCCAGCCGTCATAGCCGCACCCAGCTAAGAGCGTTGCAAGTACCAGCGCCCTTAGCAGGGCTTGCACTACTTAGCGCCTATGCCAAACTGTTTCTCATTAGGCTGTACTGCTTTTAGCAGCGGCCCAATTAACCCAGCTATAAAGGCATTAGCCAATACTTTAGGGTCTGTTATACCGGATATGTAAAGAGCTGCAACGCTTGCTAGCGCAGCGCGCCCATAACTGTAGGCAGCTGCCTCTAATTGCTTTTTGTTCATTTGTCTATCCTAAATGCCCCTTAGTTTATTTGGGTAAGTACCCCTATTGTATGCGTTCCACTAGCTGCAACGGCATATAATGCTTCGTGGTCGCCCACGGGTACAGTTAATTTATCATTATTATCTAGCTTATAGCCGTTACTTGTAGTTACGTTTGGCCCGCCTAAATATATCGCGCCGCCGCCTAAGTTATGTAAAATGGCTGTTTGGTCAAAATCTGATTTAGGCACTATTACTACAGCCGTAGTACCTACCACTACTTGCGCGCTAGTTGGCATTTTCTTGTCCTAACTTTGCTATTAGTTTAGCGGCTTTTTTAGCATTTACACTAACCTCAAAGTGCATTTCATCTTTACGGTTACGGTAATCACCGCCCCACGTTAAGCCATACTTTTTAGCTAGCGCTCTAATCATAGGTACTTTATCAGCCGGGAAAGTGCCTACAGCTGCTAGCGGGTGTTTAGTCGCGTTTAGGTCTATAGCTGTACCGCTGCTATGGCAACTTAATTTATCTGTAGTACCGCGTACCATACGGAAAGCGTAGCCCCACTCATCTAAAGCGCCCTCATCTATTGGCTCTATTAGCGCGTGGAACTCAGCGGCAAAACCTACTAGCAAAGGTGCTACAGCCTCAGCACATCTAAGTTTTCTATTAGTGCCGGGTACTGCATAACTTTTTATGCCAATTTCTGTCGGGTCTTTGCTGGCAGGCCAGCCGTTATAGCTTGTTAGCATATTCTTTATAGATAATGCTAAAGGCCTAGGGCTGACTTTAGAGCGTCAATACTAAGGCCAACACTGGCTAATTTGTCGGCTACTGTTGGCTCTGGCGGTATTGTATTGCCATCGTGCGCTTCAACTACGGCTGCTGCTGTTGCTTCATCATTGGTATCAAAACCAATAGTGCCGTTTGCATAATCGTAAATGTCTTTGACCTCTAAACCAGCATTTTTTAATTCTGCGATAAGTTCTGCGCCGTTTAAGTTTTTGGGTTTTTTGTAAATAAACATTTATGCTCCTAAATAAATAGCAAATAGAAAATCATATAAAACGCCGCCATTTTGCGTATTCAAACTGCCGCCACTGCTTTGAAAACCCCTAACAGAAACATAATCTCCCTCAGCTAAAGATGCTATTGCCGTTGCTTCCACAGTTCCACCATAAGGAGTGCCAGCATTAGCAGAAAATAAATCAGCTAAATTATCTTCATTTTTGAATAATCTAGCAGCACGAACACCTGTGGCATTGTCTAAATAAGAAACGCGCCCATACACTAGATATTTTCCTGCTTTGCCAGCAGGTATTGTAATTCTGCCTGTGTTTGTTGTTGTTGAGTGGAAACCGTCTGTATCTAATAATTCTGTATTAAACTCTATAATTGTTGTTGTAGTGTTATTGATAGTTTGCGCTGTGCCTGAACCTTTGTAAACTGCACAGCCAACAAAACTAGCACCACCAGCAGGGGCAGCCCATTTAACTTTATATGGGCTTACTGTTGTATCAGCTGTTAAAATCTGTCCAGTAGTTCCGATAGGCAAGTTATCATAAGTGCCGCTGCCTGTACCTACTACAATATCGCCGCTAGCTGTAATAGTAGTTGCCATATCATTAGTAATAGTTACTGTGCCGCTAGTGCCACCGCCGCTAATACCTACGCCGGCAGTAACGCCCTCTATATCACCTGTTGCGCCGCTAGCTGCCCACGCGCTACCCGTGTAATACCAAAGGCTGTTATTATCTTTAGTGTATGCAAACTGCCCTTCTTGGGGTGAAGTAATAGCGCTGTTACGCGCTGTCTCACTAGCAAAAACTAATACGCCTTGCATTAAATAGCCGTTTACGTCGGCGGCTGTTAAAACCTCACCTGTAGTAAAGGTCTTAAACCCTAAGCCCGCTGCCATTGTTACCCCCTAATAGGCCAATACGCCGGTGTCTAGCACCCCGTATAGGCTTGAGTCTAGTATAAAGCCGTCTATTATCGGCTCTAGTGTGGTTAGTGTCGTTTTCCAGCTGTTAGGCGTAATTGCCATAGATACGCCAAACACCTGTAAAGTCTTAGTTAAAGTAGATGAGCCGGGCTGGTTTGTAGTAATAGTTATAGGGTCAAAAAAATCTAGGTCTAGGGCTGCGATTATGCCGGCATTATAGTTATCTGTGTATAAATCTAAGGTAATGGCATCACATCTAATAGAGGTTTCTTTACGGCTAGCTACATAGGCTTGAGCGTAATCTAGGGCTACTGCGTCTGTCTGCATTAGTAGATTTTGTTGGTTATAGCTATGTGTAAAGTATTTATCTATGCTTGGTTGGTCTATGGCTAGCTGCGTAGTACCGCCGGTGCGTGTAATGCTAGCTGCGTTAAATACCAACGTATCATCTAAACGCCATATAGCGTCAAAGTAACCTATATTAGTGCCGTTATCGTTAAACACGGTAGGTGTGCCGCCTATGCTTGCCGTGGTTACGTTTCTATCTTGAAATACAAATGAGCCGGTAGCATCTACATAAAGCGCCCCATACTCACTTAGGGTAACGGTCTGCATAGCTGCAAGGCTGGTACGGGCTGTGCCGGGGTCTGTCTGTAGCGTAGTTAGCCCCGCGTCTACATCACGCATAGAGGTAGGCCAGCCTATCTGGTCTAAAATCTGGTTAATGCGTGTACCGGATAAGTCGCCCGCCGTAGCCCCTGCTACCGTAGCTATCTGTGCATTTTGGGCAAGTCTAAACGCATCTACCGCCGTTATTGTGGTATAAACAACGTCTAACGCATTTTTAGGCGTAGTAGTGTTATAGCTAGTAATAAAGCCGCTAAATATAGGGTAAGTAACGCTGTTATAGGTAGCCGATATAGCTACCTTACGCATAGGGTCTAATAACCCAAAATAAGGGCCGCTAGGATTTTGAGGGTTAAAATCACCGTTTTGGTCTACTATTCTTAAAGTTAGTGTACCTGTTTGGAATTGGTCGGCCTGTGCGTTACGGCCTCTGTTAGTTTGTATTGTATCTATCACGTTAGACACATCTACAATTACTGCCGCGCTATCGCTTAATATGTTTGTATCTAATATGCCCTCACCTAAAATCATAGCTTGGGCAAAACTAGGGCCAGTACTAAAGTTAATTATAGCGTTTATTACTGGCAGGGTCATAGCCCACCGGTGTAACGCAACGGGTCGCCCTTACGCTCTAAATCTAATATAGCTCTTTGTACAGCTAAGCTTATTGTATCTTCACTACCTACTACACCTGCATTTACTGTTATGTAGTTATCGCCCATACGGAAACGGCTAGGGTCAAAGCTAGAGCCCGCGCCTATCCCGGGTGTATCAAATGCGCCCATAGCTCTTAATCTTGCTTGCTCATCACCTAGCGCATTTATCGCATTAGTACTTATAGCATCTGTAAGCGTATCTATCTGCTCTTTTAGTAAAAAGTTAATACCCGTACCTGTGCTAGTAGCCAAACGCAAGTTAGTTAGTGTTGCAATTTCATCAGCTATTTTAGAAACACTTATAGCAGCTGAATTTGGATTAAACGGATTACCTATAAATAAATCTCTACCGCCCCCATTACCGCCGCCGCCGCCGCCACCGCCGCCGCCACCGCCGCCGCCACCGCCGCCACCGCCACCACCGCCACCACCGCCGCCGCCTGCTGCAGCACCCGGCACAAACGGCGATATCTTTAGCCCTGCCATTTTCATTAAAAGCGCTAAAGCTTCATTTAGGTTTTGTATATCTATAAGCGCTTTAGGCTTAAATTTTTCTAAAATATCGTTTATGTCTTGTAACTTAAACTCTTGGCCTTGCAGAGCGCCTAATATTGCTAAGTCTATATTTAGTTTTTTAGCAAGGCGTGTAGCAGCCTCTACATCTTTAGCAGCTATAGCATCTTCAAGCTGAGACATAGTCTGTTTAATAGATAGGCGGGTTAAGTCATTAGCTAGCTGTAGTTTTTGCTGGTCTGTAGCATTTACGCCTAGCCTGTTTATTTCATCTTGCTTAGCTAATAGCGCTGCCTGTACTTGTATTTTATCTAGGTCAAATATATTTTCACCTTTGCCTAAACTAAGGGCAGCTTTATCTAGGGCTAGTTGGTCTTTTTTCTGTTTTGCTATTTCTTTTTCACGGTTTGCTCTATCTTTAGCTAATTTTGCCAGCTCTTTATTTCTTTTAATTGCTTCTAACTCAGCCGCTTTAGCTAGCCTTGTAGTTTTAGCCTGTGCATCTGTAGAGCTTGTAATACTCATACCGGTAGTAAACGGCTGGCCTGCTATTGGCGCTGCGTTCATACCGCGCCCGGCCTGTATCTCTCGGGTTAATTCTGCTAATCTTTGTGGGCTTAAATCACCTAATATGTTTTGTATGCCTCTGCCAAACGTTGAAAGTGGCCCACCTACTAGAGGTATAGAGCCTATCTGACTAATTAAAAACGCCATTTCATCTATTAAATTAGCTGTACTTTTTGCCGCGTTTTCTATATCTGTGCCTAAGTTTTTTATACCGTCATTACCGCCTAGAGTCTCTATAGCACCTATAAGGCTAGTACCTATAATCTCTGCCGCGCTTGCACTAGAGGTGGCAAGTATTGCCATAGACCCGCTATAACTATCTACAGCTGCCGCGCCTGCCCCGTCAAACCTTTTAGTAAGTAGCTCTACTACGTCTGCAAAATCCATAGCCTGTATTTCAGCTTGCGTTAAACCTAGAGATAATTTAGATAAACCTTTATTATTATTTACATAGGCTTTAGCCAATATATCTACAGTAGATTTATAGTCAAGGCCAGAGCCACTAGATACATCAAAGGCTAATTTTAATAGGCTTTGTGTCTTAGTTACAGAGCCCGTTACTTGTGCTAATTTACTAAACGCGGGGCGTAGTTCATCATCTAAAATGCCGGTTTGTTTTTGTAGTTGCCCTATAAAATTTTCTACATTTACAGTAGCGTAAGCCAGCCCTACATTTTTTAGGCTTTGTGCTAACAGTTTTTGCGCTTTCATATCATCTGCAGCGGCCTTAATACTTTTTTTACTATAGGCTAAAATAGCTGTAGCGCTTAAAGCTACCCCCGTTACTTTAGCTAAACTTTTTACACTTTTAGTTAATAGCTTTGTAGATTTCTCGGCTTTCTCAAACGCGCTTTTACCTGTAAATTGGCTAGCTATATTTATTATTAAGTCTGTGGCCATTATGCCGCTGCCTTTGGCTGGTATGTAGTTGCTTTTACAAAATTATTTATAGAGTTATCTATAGCTTTTAGAACAGCTGCGTTAGCTATGCCGTTATCTTCTGCCCACGCTCTATACATAGCACGGCCTGTTTCTTTGCGTGTTGGTCTGCCTTTCATACCTTTAGGCCTAGCATTTACTAAAGGCCCTGTGCCGTTTAAGTTATCTATAAATTGTTGCCCTGCGTTAGGGTTTAAGCTAGTTGAGTATTGCTTACCAGTATGTGTAGTTTGGTCATAAACGCCATTTCTATAACGGTCTACTACAGGGCCTTGTTTTCTACCGTTTGGATTTAAGCGCCCGGCGGTTTCATATATTGCACCGCCGGCATTACCTTGCTGTATTCTAGCTAAAGATACAAAACCAGATTTATTAGGTTTAGACGGTGTTACTCTATAACCTAAACCGCGCTTAGCATCACTACTACTAAAAGTAGGAAACGCTCTATAGTTAATTGTATCTGCACTAGCTGTGCCTTTAACCCAACCGCTTAATAATTGCGCATCTGCCGGGATAAAACCCCTAGCTCTAGCAACTACAGGGCGTAACGCATTAGCCATTTCTGTTTGTGCTTGCTTGCTTAAATCGGGGGCAAAACGCTTTAGAGCTAATCTAACCTGTACTGCGTTTTCTACCTCTGTTGGCATCTTGCACCGCCTTTGCTTTATCGCCTAAAACCTTTAACACGTTTTGAAACATAACATTATCTAAGTCTAATAAATACTGGGGCGCTATGCCGGTTTCTACCGCAATTTGTGCGATTAGATAGCCAAAGCTACCGCGCCCCACTATTCCAAAGGGTCATCATCTAGTACCTCAACTTTAGCTAAGGTTTCTAGAAAATCTGCCCCAAAACTTTTTACTACTTCCCCGCTAGTGCGTAAACACTCCCAAGCAAGCCAGTAAACATCACTCTGTTTTTCATCATCTCTAAAGGCTTTATGAAAACCTTTTTTTGCATACAGCTCAAAGGCATACTCAATACGGGGCGTAATCTTATGCTCGGTTACGCTTCCGTCTGCCCTTGTTATTTTAAGTTTTGCCATTGTGTGCCCCTTTGTTTAGTTTACGGTGCTGTTGTAATAACGATAGGTGAGTTACAGGTAAATGTAATGCTCTGTGTTCCAATATCGCCTACAGCGCCGTTTATGTCGGTTGTATTGTTTACAAGTACAGTAGTGGTATAAAGCGGGTTAGTATTGCTAGTAGCAGCGCTTGTTTGTCTTAAAACTAAAGGTACTGTACTACCCCACGCAGCTTGCAACGCAGCGCGTACCGCGCCTGCACCGCTAGCAGCATTATCATTAAGAAAATCAAGCGTAATAGTGCTGGCCTCTAAACCTTTAACAAACTTATGCGCGGTATCGCCCATAGCTGTTACCTCTAGCTCATCAAAACTACGGTTAATAGTTGCGCTAGTAACGTGGTCTGATAGCACGACGCTGTTCAGCGTAACTTCTACGCCGTTAGAAAGAAAAATTGCCATTGGTTATGCCTCGTTTTCTGTTGTCGGTGTTTCTGTTGCTTTTTGCTTTGTATCTTTAACCTCTTTAGGCAATTCTTGGCCTATT